GCAAGGTCCGGACCACCCGAGCCGGCGACCCGTTCATCAAGGTGCTGGACTTCGAGATCCTCGATCGAGGTTTCAAGGCAACCGTCTCGCTCTACGAGGATCCAGACCCTCGCCGCCACACCGGACTCAAGACGAAGGTGGCCGCCGGGGCGAACCCACTCGACGGCTTCCACGAGAAGGTCGAGACCGAGCCGGAGAAGATCGTCACCCCACCGTCTCGCTCTGAACGCGAAGACGCCGAAACCGCCCTGGAAATCGAGCACAAGGCCAGCGTCGACAATGCCGAGATCGCCAGGGCTGCGCGCAAGCTCACCAACGAACGTCGCCGCGGCAGGCGAGGCACACAGGCCGAACGGGCATTGGAGCGGGCGCGCAAACGAGCCGAGCTTGTTTCCGCCGACGTGGCTGCCTAGAATGAAGCCAGCTCTCGTCAGACCAAGCACCGCCGACTGCCGAACCACCGCAGAGCGGCCGGGCCTCTGACTAGAACCAAGGGCTGGCGTACCTTCGCTGCCCGTCAATTGCTCGATGCCGTCGCTCTCCCTGGCCACTGGCATCGAATAGACCCCCTCGCTCCGCTTCACAGTAGAGCGAGATGCGCGTCGGCCAACGCCGACGCTGCGATGCCCGGGCGGCGCCGCCACTGAGCGATCGCGGCTCGGGCGCCCCCGGTGGACGCATCGGGGCTCAACTTCAGGGCCGAGCTGACCTCCGGTCACTCGGTCTCACACTGCGTGGCGAGCTTCGTTGCTACGACCCACGCAAACCCCGGCGGGGCGCGGCGAAGAAATGACCTGCCGACCCGCCGGGATCCTTCGAAGCAAAGGAGTACCGCATGTCCCATCTCGCAGCCTTCGGCCTCGGGGCCGCCTTCGTCATCGCAGTAGAGGCCGGAGTCATCGGCATCTGGTACCTGATCACCAAGAGCGGCGAAGGACTCGGGGACTGAGGAGTTGCCATGCCCTCCGTCAAGACAGCCAAGCGCCACGAACGTCGGCCAGGGCCCTACGCGCCTGATCGCCGCTGCTCTTCCTGCGGCTGTTACCTCAGTCGGCTGAATCCCCTTGATCTCTGCGCTCCATGCCAAGGAGGAGACTGGCACTCACCGGATGAGCTGAGTGCGAGGCGGGAGCTCAGCCTGGGCACGCGGGCGATTGAAGGGCTGGCGGCGTGAGCGAAACGCTCCGCTACGGCAAGGACGATCGCTTCAGCGTCGAGGTGCACGACGAGTCCGAATGTGAGGGCAACTGCCCGATCCACAATCCCTCCGATCACCCGCTCAAGGATCGACCACTTCACTGGCGAGCAGACCGAGGGCTGATGGAGCGCACCTGTCGCCACGGGATCGGCCACCCCGATCCGGACCACGTAGCTCGAACTGCCCGGCACGACGGCGAGGATGCGGCCCAAGCAGAGAGCATCCATGGCTGTGACGGATGCTGTGCGATAGCCATAGGGAGCCTTGCTGGGCTGGTGGCGCTGAGGTGGTTGGGGTGAGGCCTCCTCGAGGCATACCGCCCCTGAGGCCGAGGCCGGTGGGAAGCAAGGCCGAGCGCCAAGCCCGGGTCCGCCGCGCCACCTCAAGCCTACCTGCCGATCTGTCCGCCATCGATATGGAGGCTTGGCGGCGCAGTGAACGAGGCGAGCGAGGGTGACGCGCAGGCAGCTCGCAAAGCTTGTAGAGGCATGGCGCAAAGTGCTGACGCCCGAGTGGCGAATCACGCTCATGGACGAGCCGCCGCCCGATGAGGACATGGCGAACACTTGGGCCTGCTGCCAGACGAATGACGATTACCTCCACATCAACGTCCACTTCACGGACGAGCTGCTCAAAGAGAACCATCGCAAGATCGAGATCACCGTTGTCCACGAGCTGCTTCACGCCATAACCCGCCCGTGGCGCCGCCTGGTCGATGCCGTAGAGGACGATCTGCCCGCTCGCGCTCACCGCGTCCTTACAAGCGAGCAAGAGCATCAGGAGGAGGCGTTCGTTGATCGTCTCTCATGCGTCATCGTCGCCCAAACTCACGGATCCGAAGCGTTCGGGACGATCGAGCGATCCAAGGACGACGAGGACTGAGCGATGGCGCGAGGCCGGCGCTCGATCGGCGTCTGTGCAGAACCAGGCTGCCCAGAGGACGCCACAGACAACGGCAGGTGCGCGAAGCACCGCAAGCTCGTAGTCGGGACCGGCAGCCGAGGCTCCACTCGCCAGTGGCGCAAGACTCGAGAGCGAATCCTCGAGCGAGACGGCCACCAGTGCACCGAGCGATTGGACAACGGCGAACGCTGCCCGGTCAAAACGAATCTTCACGTCGACCACATCGAGCGCGTCACGGATGGCGGCTCAGACGAGGACGACAACCTACGGACGCTCTGTGCTTTTCACAACCTGAAGAAGGGCTGAGCAGCCGTCTTGGCCGGTAGAGTGTCGCTCCATGGCGAACGCAGAATCGGGCGGAGTGATCGAGATCCAGGGCGAGGCCAGCAACACTTCGGCAGCCGCGGTGACATTGCTTCGCATTCCCGCTCTTGAGCTAGGCGACTACGTTCTGACACCGTTGCTTGGGTCTATTTCCCCGGATGGGTTGATGGACTTCGAGATCAAGCCGAAGGGCTGAAAGGACGGCCGTTTCGGCGGGTAGAATGCTGGTCGTGGCCGCTCCTACCGTCGATGAGATTCAAGAGGCCATCAACGTTGTCGCACGAGAGTGGACATGGCAGCCAATGTCCGACGCGATGCTTGCTCAGGTCGAGGGCGAGGTTCGTCACTGGCTCTTCGCCGAGCACGGCGACGTAGATGTCAAAGCGCGCCGGGGCTACATCTGCAACCACCAAGGCCCGGAGGGCGACTGCGAGTGGACGCTATACGAGCCAGATGAGCGTTGCCCGTTCCACGGGTCAACCACGCGAGGCACAAAGATCAACTTGCAATGCACGACACGCATATCCCATGAATGTAGAAACGCAATCCCAGGCACGTTCTCCAGCACGAATCCGCAGACGAGAAGCGCTGGCAGGGCGGTCCCCCTGTCAGCGCATAGATCGGGGATCGAGGCCCAAGGCACCGATTGGTGGATCGAAGTCCACTAGTGGAACTTCGTCCTGCTTTCCGTCCGGTGCGACCGGGAGGGTTCCTGTCGCGATGTTGCAAACGCAGCAACGCGGAGTTGGCCGAGGGAGACCGGCCATGCCCAAAAGTAGACAAGAGATTTCGAGTCGTGCCAAACTCGTTGAGTCCCTGGCATTTGCTGACGACCATGCAAGAGACTTCTAGAAAAGAAGACCGGGCCGCCGCAGCCTCGCTTGCTAGGCGGGTTCCAATGGCTGCGACGACCCGGGGTCCGGCCGAGCGGCCGAAGGATCATGCCCGCGCTCCCAGACAGAACTGGGAGCGCGGGAGGGTCCTATTTCGTTTCCGCGGTGGTTTCGATTTCGCCGACTCGGATGTAGCCAGCGGGGCTGTAGCCAGCGACCGCCAGTTCCGGCAGTCGCTCTCCCTCTTCGCACCTGACCGCCACGTCAAGGACGACTCCGGAGCGATCGACCAAAACGTAGGTGTCTTCTGCCGGAGCTTCTTGATGAGCCCGGTATTCAGGCGTCGCGATCATGCGACTCCTTTCGCATCGCGCCCCAGCGCTGCCGCTGTCACGGCTCGCTGAGGCTAGTTGTTCTGAACAGTGGGAGATTGCCGTCCACACCGGACGCGATCTCCCACCCTTCAATTCCGCAAAAGCCGCGAGTTGTGCCGCTCGAAGTTGCCTGAGCGCCTATAGGGTACCCCCGGATTCCTTTAACGAGACGGGGGAGGATAGGAGTGCCGCAGCCGAGACGAGGCTCGAAACGGAACGAACTCGAGCGAAAGATCCATTTCTACAGGGCCGACTGCGGCCAGGACAAAGCCGGGAAGCCCTACGCCTACAAACACGGCCCGGCTCTCGGTCACATCAACGAACTGTCGTTCACCGATTTCAAAGCGAGCGGTGGCCGCTATTTCGAAGATGTCGACAACGTCTACTGCTGTTGGGTCGAAAAAGACCCGAATAAGATCCGCTTCGCCGTCATCAGGCGCGACGCTTTTCCGCAGATCGAGGAAATGGGGAACGTCAGTCCTTTGACTGTTCCCGCAAACGCCGGCTTGGTCGAGATCATCCACGTCCGTTTCTTCCCGAAGAACATCGTCGGCTTCGACGCCAACTTCTACGGCCCGCGCCTGCCCCGCCTTGGCCGCTACATCAATCAGGTAGCTGCGGGCGTAGGCCAGCAGGTCAACTTCAATCCGCTAATGCGACAGGACGCGCTGAACGAATTGACCGGCAAGGATCTGCGCGTGTTCTCGATGCGGATCAAGCGATCCGAGATCGACACCGTCAAGCAGATCAGCGAATCCCTCGGAGCCGCCTTCGAAGCGACCGACAAGATCGGCCAGGCGGATGAGGTTCAGATCATCCTGCGCCCTAAGCCGTATTCGCGCGATTCCCTTGGCAAGAAACTGATGGACGCGACCAAGAAGCTGGCGAAGCGCAAAGACATCGGTCAGTTGGCCAGCGAGTTCAAGGTTGACGTGATCGAGCCGGGCAAGGCTTCCCAGACCATCGACCTTCTGGGCGACGCCTTCATCGCCGAGACGCGAATTCTGCGGCAATCCGCCAAAGGGCGCGCCTTGGAACCAAATGACGCATTTGCCAAGATCGAAGGAGCCTATGAAGACCGCAGACAGGAGCTTGAGAAAGCAGCCGCCCTGGATCTCTAAGTGAGCCCACGCAAGGCGTGGGCCGCCAATTTCTTGTGGTGCGAGTTTGCGCTCGGCGTCGTGGTTGTGGTCGCTCTGATCGTCTGGTCCGAACTTCTTGGTGGCTCATCTCGTCTGGATGACTTTCTTGATGAGCACAGCGAAACGCTCTACATCGTTCTCGCGCCCATTACCGCTGCGATGCTGGGCTTCATCCTGGCGGCGGCGGCCATTGTCGTCACGTCGGCTCCGGCCGACCGCATGACGATCTTGCGTGAAAGCCCGCACTACCCTCAGCTCTGGGCGACGTTCCGGTCGGCCCTCCGTTTCCTCGGATTCGCGACGCTCGCGGCGCTTGTTGGCCTCGTCGTTTCAGGGGAGATCGCGAGCCGGATCATCTTCTATGTGGCGGCAGGATTGGCTGGACTTGCCGCCCTTCGCACGGCCCGCTGCATCTGGGCAATGAACTGGATGATCCACATCTTCACCGGTCCCTCCCCCGAGAAAAAGATCGAAGAAGATCTCGTGTAAAGCCGCTTGACAAATGTCGGAATGTCAAGTAACTTGACACCATGCCACCGGCCAACCGCCACGAACCGCGTCGGGCCAAGTCCTCTCACTCGGACTACTCGGTCACTGAGTTCCTACGGGACTTCCCCGACGATACCGCTTGCCTGGAGCATCTCTGGCGGTCGCGCCACTCGCCGGATGGCGAACACGCCCACTGTCCGCGCTGCGAGGCTGAGAAGGTCTTCAAGCGCTACGAGACCAAGCAGCAGCGCCAGTCTTGGACCTGCACGGCTTGCGGCCTGCACGTCCATCCCACGGCCGGGACGATCTTCCATCGCTCATCGACCTCGCTGCGGCTCTGGTTCCATGCCATGTACCTGATGACGAGCACTCGGTGCGGCATATCTGCCAAGCAGCTAGAGCGGGAGCTTGGGGTGCACTACAAGACCGCCTGGCGCATGTTCAACAAGATTCGCAACGAGCTGATGAAGGACGACGCGAAGCCGCTCAAGGGCAACGTCGAGGTTGACGAGACGGGAGTTCACGGTCGTCCGCGAGGCCCGAGGATGAATCTCAAAGAAGCAGCCCAGTGGCGTCAGCGCCAGATCTCGGTGCTGGGCATGGTCGAGCGCGGTGGGCGGGTCAAGCTGCGCGTCATCACGTCGCGTCGCGGTGAGCCGCTTAGTGGAGCCGTGAGGGCCAACATCAACCCGGACTCGATCATCTTCACCGACGACTGGCGCCCCTATCGGCCAGTCGGCCGCGAATTCGCTGGCCACCGGATCATCAATCACTCGGCGGGCGTCTACGTCTTGGGCGACACCCATACGAACACAATCGAGGGCTTCTTCGGCAACCTCAAGACCGGGATGCGCGGCGCCTACAAGAAGGTCTCCCGCAAGTGGCTCCAGTCCTACCTGGACGAGTACGCCTGGCGCTACAACCACCGCACGTACGGGCACCGCTCGATGTTTCACTCGCTGCTCGACGAGGCGGCGCGATGAGCGAGGCGACCATCCTGCGGAGCATCAGGGGCGCGGCCAAACGCCGCGCCAGCGCTGACGCTGCCAAACGACAGGCGACCGAAGACCTACGGGGCTTCTGCCAACAAGCTCAGAAGGCGGGCGTCCCGATCACGAAGATCGCTTCTGAGGCCGGCCTTTCCCGCCAGGGCGTTTACGACCTGCTGGCGGAGCGACCTTAGCCAGGTTCGCGTCGAACTCGCCTTTGCTCGGGACTGGAATCTCCAGCCCCTTCTCGGTCTTCTGCTTGCGCCGTTTGTCGGCCATATCCCAAGGCTAGCCGCTAGTGAAGCTGCCTCGCTGAATCTCAGCCGGGGTCCACTCGATCCCCTCGAAGAACTCTCCGGGATATGCACCCAAAGTCCCGGCCAGCTTGACGATGGTGTCCGCCTTCGGGCAGCGCATCCCGCGCTCGATCTGACTGATCTCGGTGCGATGCAGGTTGGCGCGCATCCCGGCTTCCTCTTGGCTCAGACCGGCCCGCTCACGCAGGCGGGCCGCGTTCCTGCCGAACTGCTCCGCGACCGGGTTCACGACAACTCCAGCCAGTCGAAATGACGGGCGGCGAGAGTCGGCAGCACAAAATCGCCCTCGCACCACAGAAGACCGACGATGCTCAGGTTGCGGATCGCCCGTTCCCGCTCGTCGCCTCCGCCGACCGTGTCCTTGAGGTCGGCTTTCGTCAACTGCGCCGGGAATTCATGGAGGACGATGCCGAGCACGGCGCGTTGCGTCGGCTTGTCCTCGCGCTCTGGTTCAGCAGAGCGCTGGCTAGGGTTGGCCTGCATCGGAAGGTTCCGCCTTTCGGTGCCAGGCCGGGGGCTGTTTGCGCAGCGCCCCGGCCGCTTTGTCTGGATTGAGGCGGAAAAGCTAGGCCGGAGAGCGGCTGGAAATCGCTTCTACAGAGAAGGGACAAGCGTGATGCACGATGCCTGTCGCTCAGGTTGAAGTGGTGAAGCATGGACGCTGAGGCCAAAGCGCGCTGGGCAAAGGAAGTCGGGCGCGCATACTTCTACGGCAACGAGGACCGGAAGCGCCAACTCTGCTCTAGCTACGAGGGCACGGTCGATCTGACGGGCAAGGAGCGGAAAGTCGAAATCAAGGCCACGCCCCACCCGTTCGTGCAGGCCGAGTCGGTGCAGCTCGAAGTCGTCAAGGTATGAGGCGCTTCCTGCTTGCCTTCCGTCAATGGCGTTTCGATCGTCACTGGCGCAAGCATTCCGTACTCCGCTACGACTGCGCTCAGCTCGGCCTCACGCCACGGCCACCCGATGACCACTCCCGCGGTGAGTACGCCGCCAACCTGCAGGCCCGATACGAGGCTCTGCTCGACTCCGTCGCCATTCGCGCTCTTGCAGACGAGCGTGGGGACTGGATGGATAAAGCCGCTGAAGCGAGCGCAGCGGTCTTCGCTGAGTTCGAACGCCGCTTTGGTTCACCCTCGTCTCGCCTATGACCGAGCAGACCACCAAACGCTGCGGCTGCGGGGAGGCGGACTGCGAACTCTTCTTCTTCGGCTACCACTACTGCTCAGCCCCCAACTGCGGCGAGCATCATCGGCCGCCCGTAGCGACTCCCGATGAGCCGTGGTGCCCGGTGGATTTCAACATGGCCTACCTGGAGGAGCTGGATCGATTGCCGGCAGATGCGCCCGTTGATCACGACGCCGTCACCGCAAGGGTGCGCGAGCGTTTCGTAGCGGCTACTTCGTAGCAATCCCTCACTGAGCATCTGACCCAAGCGCCCATGGCGGCGCCATTCCGCCGATGCCCGGCTTTCTCTACATGCAAACCGCTGAGCGCGATGCTCAGCAGGAAGGACGGGCGCGATGCCTGCCACTGACTCCATTGAACTCAAGGATGTCCGCCGCCTCAATCTGAAACCCAACGACACGCTGGTCGTTCGACTTGACGATCCCTCCCAAGCGGAGATCGAATCGATTGCTCATGGCCTCAAACGGTACTTCCCAGACAACAAGGTTCTGGTTCTGGCCCGGCTCTCCGAGATCGAAGTCGTTGAGGCGGCAGCATGACCGCTTCCCGAGTTCAGACCAAAACCCCAATCACCGACCACCTCTGGGCCATCGGCTTCACCATCAAGCCCAAGGCAGACCGTCTCCCTGTAGAGATCGCGGACGGCAACGGCAATACCTTCAAGACCAACTTCGAGATCACCGCCTACCCAGAACGAGGAGAAGCCCGCCGTCTCTTCGCAGCCAAGGGTCCATGCAGGGCAGAGGTCAAGAGCAACATCCCGCTTGGGAAGTTCGAGCGTGAGCAGCAGCTAGGCAGAACAGACCTCAAGGATCTCTACATCGAGCAGTGCGCCAAGCACCTGTTCGAGATGCTGAAGGGCGAGGCACCGACGATCAGTAAGCCAGCCGCATTGGCTGCATGAATGCTTCGAGCCTGCATCGACTGTGGTGCTCTTAGTGATCGATCGCACTGCCCCAAGCACCGAGGCACTGATCGCAACGGCTCTACTCGTCAATGGCGGAAGACCCGAGCCGCAGTTCTGAAGCGAGACAACCATCGCTGCTTCTACTGCGGCAAGGGAGCAACGACCGTCGATCACCGTCGTCCCCTTTCAAGGGGCGGGAGCGATCACGAATCAAACCTCGTCGCTTGCTGCAGCGAATGCAACGGAGCGAAGGGGGACAAGACACCGGCCGAGTTCGGCTGACGAACTGAGCGCGAGGCTCAGGAAGGACGGGGCGCGATGCCCAACGCTGACCACCCAGGGGGGGCACCCCCGGCTCGTTGTGTGACGGACACCCCGCAAAATTTCGCGCGCGCCGAGGGCTAGTTCATGGGACATGGGACAGACTTCGACCGCGCCAGCCCTCTCGTCATCGCGGCGGTCAAGGCTGGAGCGACCTTGGCGGAGGCCGCTCAGCGAGCCGAAATCACTGAACGCACTATCAAGCGCTGGCTCAGCAAGGGGCGCGCCGACAGCAAGTCCCCTCACGCGACCTTCGCCTTCGCGATCGACTTCATCCGCGAGTCGCGGGAAGCGTCGGCCGAGGGTGATGGCCCGGTCGATGACGAGGAGGTCCAACTCCACCTCTCCAAAGCAATTCGCAACGGCTCAGTCGCGGCGATGAAGGTGTGGACCGATGTCTACCGCAAGCAGGGTGATGGCGACGGTGGCAAGAAACCGGCGGACCCGCTCGCAGGGCTAGACGAGTTGGCGGCCCGACGTGCCGGTGCAGGAGCTTGATCTTTTCGCCAACTTCTGCGAGGAGGCCCTAACTCGCGAGGATGGCAAGCCGCTTCAGCTTCACGACTTCCAGCGGAAAATGCTGGACGATCTTTTCGCCGGGCGTCGCGAGACGCTCATCCTGATCTCCAAGAAGAATGGCAAGTCGACGCTGCTCGCAGCGCTTGCCCTCTTTCACCTCTGCACGACGCCGGACGCCGAGTGCGTCATTGCTGCGGCATCGAGGGATCAGGCATCAATCATGCTTCGCCAGGCCCAGGGCTTCATCCGCCGCTCGCCCTGGCTTCAAGAGCGGTGCCAGGTCAAGCAGCGCGAGATCGCCCATAAAACGCTGGGCGGCCGAGTGCGGATCCTTGCCTCGGATGTCGATACGGCCGATGGCGTCATCCCAACGCTGGCTCTAGTCGACGAGCTCCATCGCCACAAATCGACGGAGCTCTACGGCATCTTCCTCGACGGTCTCGGCCCTCGCGACGGGAAGATGGTCACGATCTCCACAGCCGGCGATGATGAGAAGTCGCCGCTGGGCGAACTCAGGGCCGCAGCCCACGCCCTTCCCGGACTCGTGCGAGATGGCGCCTATCGCTACGTCCGCACAGATGACTTCGTCATGCACGAGTGGGCTCTGGACCCTGACGAGGACCGCGAGGACATGGCGATCGTCAAGCTGGCAAACCCAGCGCCGTGGCACACGATCTCCGCCTTGCGGAAGCGCCGCCACTCGCCGTCAATGAAGCCGTGGCAGTGGGCGCGTTTTGCCTGCGGGGTTTGGATGGCGGGCGAGGAATCGGCGATCTCCGAGAAGGAGTGGCGAGCTTGTGCCGAGGCCGCCTGCGAGATCCCCGCGGACGCGGTGGGCGTCTATGTCGGCATCGACCTCGGCTGGAAGTGGGACACGACCGCAATCGTCCCGGTGTGGCGAGCGGATGGCTCCGACGTAGCGATTGTCGGGAAGCCAGTAATCGTGGTTCCTCCTCGAGACGGGAGCGCGACGGCATTTGAGCGGATATGGGAGCCGATTGAGGAGATCGCCTCCCGTTACTCCGAAGTGCAATTCGTGCTTGACCCGGAGGCTGGGGGCGAGCAGCTAGCGCAGCACATCGAGTCCGAACTGGGCATCGAGCCGGCGATTCATTCCCAGAAGACGACGCCCATGCAGCTCGCGGCGCAACGTCTTTCGGAGGCGATCAGCGAGAAGCGCCTGCAGCACCCCGACGACCCCGAGCTGAACGCCCACGTCCTTTCGGCCGCGGCAAAGCAGGAGGGCGAGCGGTGGAAGTTCGTGAAGGCCAAACGCAAGCGCGCACCGATCGATGGGGTGATTGCGCTTGCCATGGCGCACTCAACGCTCATAGCTGGCACCAAAAAGCGTAAATCGGGCATCAAGTTCTTCTAGCGATGGGAGCCGTTCCTTGTCAGCGAAAACGCCTGCGGCATGGCTCACCTACCTGGAGAAGAAGCTGGCAGCCCAACAGCGTGAAATTGAGATCTACGAGCGCTACTACAACGGGGAACATCGGCTTGCCTTCGCCACCCTGAAGTTCCGCCAGTCCTTCGGGTACCTGTTCCGAGCTCTTGCTGATAACTGGTGCGAGATCGTGGTCGACGCGCCGGTTGAGCGGCTATTCGTTGAGGGTTTCCGGTTTGGCAAGGACAAACCCGCCGACACCAATGCCTGGGACATATGGCAGGCAAACGGTCTGGATTCCGAGTCCGTTATGGCCCACACAGAGGCTGTAAAAGACGGGCGCGCCTACATCCTGATCGGACCGGATGAATTCGAAACGGGTTTTCCGCAGATCACCGTCGAGCATGCCTCACAAGTCGTAGTGGAGCACGCCCCCGGCAATCGCCGCATACGCCTGGCGGCGCTTAAGAAGTGGCGCGATGACGATGCCTACGAATACGCGACCCTCTACCTCCCAGATCGCATCTGGAAGTGGGAAACGAAGGAGCCGAGTAAGTATCCACCGAGTGACGGAATAGGCAAAAACTGGGTTCCTCGAGCCGGCGAAGAGTCTGGTCGCAACCCAACCGCGCCCAGCGTGCCAATGATTCCGCTCTACAACAACCCGACGATGCTCGGGGATGGACGCTCGGACCTCATGCCGGCGATCCCTTTGCAGGACGCGATCAACAAGGAGCTCGCGGACATGCTGGTCGCTTCGGAGTTCGCGGCGTTCCAGCAGCGAGTCATCACGGGCCTTGAAGTCGAGAGCGATAAAGACCCGGCAACGGGCGAAAACATCCCGGATCGCTCAATGGAACAAAAGGCTGCGGTCAACCGGATCTGGGCCCTTGAGAACGCAGATGCCAAAGTCTTCAGCCTGCCGGCATCCGATCTCGGCAACTACACGAAGGCGATCGAACTCCTCCTGCAGCACCTCGCCGCCCAGACTCGCACTCCGCCGCACTACCTACTCGGGCAGATGGTCAACGTCTCTGGCGACGCCCTGAAGGCGGCCGAGACCGGACTTGTTGCCAAGGTCAAGCGCAAGCAGATCGACTTCTCGGATAGCTGGGAGGAGGCGATTCGCTTGGCGCTAAGGCTCAAGGGTGGCCGGCAGCCGGAGAAGCCGATGAACGCCGAGACCATTTGGCGGGATCCTGAGTATCGCTCCGAGGGCGAGCAGGTGGATGCTGCGTTGAAGCTGCGCGCCTTGGCCGTGCCGCTTGAGGCGCTGTGGGAGCGCATCGGCGCCTCGCCCCAGCAAGTCGAGGACTGGGCGAAGAAGCTCGATCTCCCAGAGCGAGAAGCGAGCGTCGATGCATCTGGCGAAGTCGCCGCCGCGCGCGCCACCGCTCCCGCAGAACCAGCCTTGCCTGCCGTCTCTGTCACAGAGCGCTCGCAGACCTGAGGTAACCCCATCCAAAAGCCTCTCTCGCGAGGAGAGGGGCGCTAACAGGAAGGAACGACAGTCGCGATGACTGAGGAGAACGCTGAGACGAAAGGCTCCGAGGAGGCCGCTGCGAAAGCTACCGCCGAGAAAGAGGCCGACGACAAAGCTGCTGCGGAAGCCGCGAAAGCCGACGCAGGAGACGAGATCGACGCCGAGCTTCTGGAAGACGCTCGCAACCCCGATGCGGTCAAAAAGGCCATCCAGACCGAGCGTGAGAACGCGAAGGCCGCGAAGAAAGCGGCCGAGGACGCCTCCAAGGAGGCCGAGGCCCTTAGGGCCAAGGTCCAGGAGTTCGAGGACCGCGACAAGTCCGAGCAGGAGAAAGCCGAACAACGGGCGGCCGATGCTGAGGCGAAAGCCGAGAAAGCGGAGAAAAAGCTGCTCCGACTCACCGTCGCAAGCGAGAAGAAGCTGCCAGCCGAATTGGCCGATCGCCTCCAAGGCGAGACACAGGCCGAGCTAGAAGCCGACGCCAACAAGCTCTTGAAATGGGCGAAGGCGGAGGACTCCGTAAGTGTCGATGGTGGCGCTCGGAAATCCACCAAATCGCCCGAAGATATGAACGCTCGAATTCGAGCCGCCGCAGGCCGCTAAGTCTTACCGCGCCTCCGGCGCGCCTTGATTCACCTTCGCCCGCCGGTCGCGACGGCAGCGGGTCACCCCCTCCGCGATGGAGGTCATCGAATCCATCCCGAATCACAGGAGTGACCCCACATGGCGTATGAAAACGCGATCAATCGCACCGATGCCCAGGCACTTGTGCCTGAGGAGGTATCGAATGCGATGCTCAAGAAGCTCAGCGAACAGTCGGCGGTGCTGTCCCAGTTCACGCGTGTGCCGATCTCGCGCAGTCAGGAGCGCTTCCCGGTGCTCTCTGCCCTGCCGCTCGCCTACTTCGTAACCGGTGACACCGGCCTCAAGCAGACCACCGAGGCGAGCTGGAAAAACAAGTACCTGAACGTCGAGGAGATCGCGTGCATCGTGCCGATCCCCGAGGCAGTTCTGGATGACCAGACCTACGACATCTGGGGACAGATTCAGCCCCTCATGGAGCAGGCAATCGGCCGTACGCTCGATGCTGCTGTCTTCTTTGAAGTCAACAAGCCGGAAACGTGGCCGGAAGGCATAGCCAAAGCGGCTGCGACCGCAAACGCGGCACGAACGAAGCCAAAACCGGCGGGATTGTCGGCGACTTCTCTGACGCCTTCGCTGAGGTGGAGTCGAGCGGCTATGACGTGGATTGGGTCGTAGCCCTCCGCAAATACAAGGGGTACCTACGTCAGGCACGTGCTACCACGGGCGAGTCGCTGATAGAGCCGGACGACGGCCAGGTCAATTCCAAGGAAATCTTCGGGGTGGGCGTCCAGTTCCCCATGAAGGGACTCTGGCCGACTGGTTCGGGTGCCGTTGAGGCGATCGTGGGCGATCCCTCTGAGCAGGTTGTGGGCGTTCGTCAGGACATCACCTACAAGCTGCTGGACGAAGCGGTGATCCAGGACTCTGAGGGCAAAATCGTCTACAACCTGGCCCAGCAGGACATGGTCGCGATGCGCGTCGTTTTCCGGGCCGGTTGGGCGACCGCCAACACGATCAACTACGAACAGCAGGACGAATCGAAACGGTACCCCGCTGCCGTCATCGTCGCCCCGTAGTTGTCCGCGAGGGGGAGGGGCTGAGTCAGGCCGCTCCCCCTCGCTCGTGAAAGGAGCCTGGGCATGACTGCCAGGAAGAAAGCTGAGCCAGAGACGAAGGCTGGGGTTGTCCCCGAGCCGAAGCCGTCCGCCAATTCCACCGATGACATCGGCCTAGCCGCATTGCAGGCCAAGGCCGACGCCGATGCTGCCAGGGGCTATATCGGTCCCGAGAAGGAGAACTAAATGAGCGATCTCGCTCCACGCACTGAGAAGTTGACCGCCGATATCGACGCGACTGCCAAAGGTTCTGACGCCGAGGTTTCTGTTGGTGCCGTGCCTTTTGCGGGGTCGGTAACCAGCGTTACCTACACGGCCGTCTCGAAAATCACAGGGGCGAACACCAATAGCCGAACCCTGAAGCTCATCAACGTCGGCGCGTCCGGTGAAGGCACCACGGTCGTCGCCGAACTGGCGCTGGTCTCTGGTGTCAATGCGTTGTCTCTCGACGAGACCGCGCTGACGCTTGGGGAAGCTAAAAAAGTTGCCGTTGCCGCTGGAGATGTCTTGGCGTTCAAGTCCGAACACGTCGGTGAAGGCTTGGCCGACGTTGGCGGTGAGATCACGGTTAAGGTCGCCCGCGCCTGATGACCGAAGAGGAACGGGCGGAGCTGCATCGGTCCCAGACCGTTGCACGGCGCCAGGCAAGGGCAGCGCGCTACATCGGGCTCGCGGGAGACCGTGATGCTCGGGTTGCGCTGGATCTCGCCTGGCGACCGTCCCTCCTCGCAGCCCTCGAGGCCCAGGGAATGGGGGACTGCGGTGAATTCCTGGAGGAGATGTACGTGGAAGTGCCTCCGAAAGACGTGTACCTGACCGAGATCCCCGACGGATTGTTGATCTGAGCGATGAGCACTTCGTTCCCAGTTCCGGCCGCACCGTACACCCCGCGAGTGATTGCTGAGGGGGAGAGGCTTTTTGTGCCGGCCGGCACGCAGATGCTCTTTGCCGACGAGCTGATTATCGAAGGAGAAGCCGTGATAGAGGGTGACCTAGTGGAGGTGGACTGATGGCTGGTGGAGTAATGCTGGTCAAGCGCACGCCCGATGAAGTGCCCTCTGCCGCATCCGGCAAGGTGAGAATGTTCTTCGACGAGAGCGGCCGCCTTGCGCTAAAGGATGAATCCGGGAAAGTAGTCACACCCCAGTCGCTCATCGCTGCGTTGGAAGCGCTCGTTGCGACCAAGCAGGACGCTTCGAGCGCGGCGACAGACACCGAGCTGTCCAATGCTGTGTCGACGCTGAATGCGGCTATCAGCACCAAGCAGGACGCCTCCACCGCTGCGACGGATGCTGAGTTGGCGTCGGCTGTGTCGACGATCAATGCCGCGCTGGCTACTAAGCAGGATGCCAGCACCGCCGCTACCTCCAGCGATCTAGATGCTGCTGTGGACGGGCTCGAAGAAGCGATCGGCAAAAAGCAGGACTCGTCGACCGCCGCAACCGACGCTGAGCTCGCCAGCGGCCTGGCGACCAAGCAGTCTCTTTCCGAGAAGGGTCAGGCCAACGGCTACCCGACGCTCGACAACGCGGGCCATGTACCGGCCAGTCAGATGCCAGTCGGCGCTCTCACCTACAAGGGCACGTGGGACGCCTCGACGAACACTCCGGCCGTTTCGGATGGCACGGGCAAAGTGGGAGAGCAGTACTTCGTCTCGGTGGGTGGGGAAAGAGATCTCGGCAGCGGCAAAGTCAAATTCGTCGCCGGCAGCATCATCCTCCACAACGGCACCGTTTGGCAGCAACTCGCAAGCCCGAACGCTGTCACCTCCGTCTTCGGGCGCCAGGGCGCCGTGGCGCCGCAAGCAGGCGACTATGTGATCGCCGATATCTCCGGGCTTACGGCGGCGCTGGCTGGACTTCAGCCGCTAGACGCCGACCTCACGGCGATCGCGGCGCTCTCGACAACGAAATTCGGTCGTGAACTGTTGGAACTGGCGAGTGCTGCCGCAGCGCGCTCGACACTGGGCCTCGGCTCTGCCGCCCTCGCAGCCGTCGGCGCGGCGGAAGAAGCGGGCAAGGTTCTCGCCGCAGACGATGCCACGCTGGCGACGCTAATCGCTGCCGCCGACGAGGTCGGCAAAGGGGCGGCCCCTGAAGGCTATGCCTACGGGAAGATCAAGGCTGAACTCAACGCTGAAGAAATCGGCGTTGATCGGATCTGGTTCGGCCGTGGCGCCGGCAAAGCGCCGTTGGCAGTCAACACGGATGGCACACCCGCGAGCGGATCGATTACCGACGTGGCCCAGTTCGGCGCGGCACTTATCGACGCTGCTGCCGTAAACCCGTCGCTGCGCTCGCTTAACACCGATGGCACGATGGCTGAAGCGAGCGACACGCAGGTCGCGAGCCGCAAAGCGGTGAAGACGTACGCCGACGCCCAGGTGAAAGCGGAGCGGGAACGGGCGGAAGCGGCAGAGGCTACCGCCGCTCCAGTGTCGGCGGTAACCACCGAAATCTTCACACTGAAAGAAACCACCGGGCTTAAAGACATCCCTCTTCTCGCGCTGGCGATCAGCAAATCGGTTACAGAGGTGTGGCGCCTGAGCCTTTGGGTGCTGCTCGAAACCGCGAACAACGCGATGGACTTCAAGCACGGCTTCACGGTTCCCGCGGGGTGCACGATGCGCTGGGGGTCGCTGCCGGGCAACTCCGGCAATCAGGCCGGCTTTGGGATCGCGCCGACGGCGACTACCCCGCTCGCGATGCTCTCGGCTGCGGAAACCCTGGCTGGCGGTACGCGGAGTGGGGTAATCGGGGTGCCCCTTGTGGCGATCGTCTATGGCGGGGGGACAGCGGGCAACGTGCAACTGCAGGTCGCCCAGAACACTTCCGACGCCGGCAACCTCTCGGTCCTTCCTGGCTCGATCATGGAGGCCCGAAAGGTCCGCGCCTGATGCTTCCCCCGACGAGCGTCTGGACGCAACCACTGCCGGACGACGTGCCGCTCGACCCAAGCAGCAGCACCTACATCGCCAGCATCGCCGGCGGGATCAAAAACCTCAACTTCCTCTATGAAAAAAGCGCCCACCGGATCTTCTGGGCAAACGAATCGACGCCTCGCCAGAAAGTCTGGCTAGACGCCAAAGACAGCAACTTCCCCAAGCTGCGAGCCGCCCTTGCGTCTGTGCCGATCCCTGCTGGCCTCCGCCCGCCCACAGGGACGGACAAGGAGGTGATGATCTGCCTTCGCAAGGCAGACGGCTCGGTCGAATACTTCGGCTTCCATGGGATGCAGAACTCGGCGGTGGACGGTGTACGGACCGCAGAAGAAATCCCCGGCTGCACAACGCTGGCCGAACCGGGCTGGCACTGCACTTCGGCAGAGGCGGTCAAGGATCTCAATCGCAGCCCTGGGTACGTCACTGAAGGGGACTGGCCGGGTGGCGTCGACATCGGCGCGAAAGGCAACCTGATCTGGGGCATCAGCGCCTCGAGAACGACCTCCTACCCCCATTCGATCAAGGTGCCCGAGGCACTGGCGACGATCAAATCGGGTCGCCCGCGCATTGACCACGCCCTTCGACTCGCAATCCCGCGGTCGCTGCATCGCCCTGAATTCCGCTGGCCTGTGCTGGCCTCAGACGGGGAAAGCACAAATCCGGCTCACCCGCCGACCGGCTGCCTCCTCTTCTTCGACCAAGACGAGGACTTCTCCGGCATCGGAAACACCTTCATCCGCCTGCTCTGCGAGAGCCGCAAGCGCCACCCCTTCATTCTCACCGACTCTTCGGGGAAAACCGGCAACGGCGCGGCATTGAAGTGCGAGGCGGGAGACGCCTGGAAGCTTGGGCCGGAACCGGTCTTCACCGAACTGAACGAAGCCAACCCGGAAAACGAAACGGCGCCGATGGGGAACCAAATCCCGCTCAACAAGCTAAAGGTCATCCATCCCGAATGGCTGCCGAGTTCGATCGGTGAGGGGGTGTTGCTCTAATGATCTACGCGAAGCCTGGCGCTGAATTCGAGGCCCTCCTCGTGCAAGCGGGAGAGACGGGGCTGATCGGCACGCTCGGGACCCGAATCGACTCTACGGCGGGCGAGGAAGTCCTGGCGCGGCAGACGACTGGCATCACCGAACCTGTCCCCGGCAACTACATCGCCAAAAGGCTTGCGCCGACCGACGACGGCAGCTACCTGCTCGTTTGGGATCGGACGCCCGGCGGCAAACCACTCACGCCAGAGAACGTCGCGGTCGAGCAACTCCAGGTCACCAGGATTGCCCCGTTGGCGTCCACCGTGGAGTTTCTCCCGGATCCGGTCGACGTCGCTGCCCTCTTGCCCGCCCGGACCTACATTGACGACGGAGGAGAGGTCGGTGTTTTTAACGCCTTTACCCGTCCGACCGAAGGTCAGGTGCAAACCCTCATCTACTCGGCAGGGAACGAGGTCGCAGCTCGTATAGGGCAGACGATCGACGACGACACGCTGCGGGCGTTCGCGCGCGAGCTTGTGGCGATCCGTGCGGCGATGGGTGTGGAGATCGGCTATTTCCCCGAGCAGACCAACACTGAGGACTCGGCTTACGACAAGCTGAAGGAGCTCTACGACGAGGGCCTGGCAAGGCTGATCGCGTCGTTGCCCGATTCGAGCTCGACCGGCAAAGGTTTCTACTCGCTCCGCACGCGCTCTGATGTAGCCGGCGTCTTCTCGACCGCGGAGCTACTCCCGTGAGCCGGATGGCACTTGAGCTGGAGGGCGACGACAAGGTCATTCACGATCTCATCAAGGCCGCCGAGCGCGCCAAAGATGCGCGCCCGGCCATGCGGAAGGTCCGCGAGATCATGGAAGGGGCAGACCGCAAGGCCTTCGAGACGAGCGGTGCTTACCTTGGCGAGTCCTGGGCACAGCTTGCCCCTGGAACATTGGCGCGAAAGGCGCGCAAGGGGCAGGACTCGCGCATTCTGCGGGCGACGGGCGCCCTTGAGGCCAGCCTGAGCGGAGGGAAAGGCAGGCGCGGTGGGGTGACGCGCACGACTGCGCGAGCTGGAACCAGCGTCTGGTACGCAGTCTTCGCTAAGGCTGGGACTAAGAACGCCGGCCATGGTGCATCTGCTCCTGCCCGCCCGATCGTCGGCTTCAGCAAATCGGATCGGCGTAAGGCCATCCACGTAGTCGAAAAGTGGCTCGCCACAGGGGAGGTGTTCCCGTGAGCAAGTTTGGACCATCTCGCCATCCAGGCGAAATGGAGAAAGCTGTAGAGAAAGCGCTGCGCAAATGGATGCCAACGAACGTCAGGCGCATGGAAGAAGTCGGCGGGAAGAAACTCTCCCCGATCAAAAGCTTCTCGATCGTCAGCGACTATTCGAAGTTCCCTGAGATACCGCTGCCCGCTGTCGTCATCGAGTCTCCTGGCATCGTTGACGGCAGCATTGAAGAGGACGGCGAAGGCAATCTAAGCGCGACGTTCTCAATGGCGGTCTATTCGCTGGTGCAGGGGCCGCGAGAGGTCGCGACTCGTCAACTCGCCTTTGGCTACTGGTGGCCCATAGCTGCCTCGCTGATGCAGCATCGCAAGATCGGCGACAACATCTGGGTGAAGCGGTTCGTCGATAGCGGCTTTGCTGGCGCGAACGTGGAGCAACGCCGCTCCCGCATTGCAGTGGAACACGTCTTCCATGTCGCCTTCGACAACTTCCTCAACATCGGCGAAGGGCCACCTGAGCCCGATCCTGAAGACACCTCTGGCGACTGGCCGATAGTCGAGTCGACCGAGGTCGAAGTGCAAAAGGAGAACTGATGCCGGATCGCTACTTCGTGAGATCTCGCCACTCGGAGGACATGGCCTCGGGCAAGCTCGGCGAGCCAGGGGAATGGGTTGTAGGGGTCGATCCCACCAACCCGTACGACAAGGCCAAGATCGACGCCGGCGTGTTCGTGCTCGAGCAGCCGAATCCCATCAATGCCACCGATGCCGCCGAGGCAAAGGCGGCGAAGCTTGAAGTAGACCTCTCGACCGTCCCGGGCACGGGCTCCGGCGGTCGGATCACGGTCGATGACGTTGAATCGGCCGCCAACCCCAAAGCAAATGAGGAGGAGTCCCCGTGACCCTACCTGGTCCAGTAGTTACCTCCGGGGGGGACGCTTCTTCCTCCTCGCTTCCGACAGACATCTCAACCGTGTTCGTTGTCGGCCTGTCCGAGCAGGGCCCGATCGACGCTCCCTCGGTAGCCACCAGCTTCGGCCAGTTCAAGAATGTGGCCGGCGCCCGGGAAGGTAACTCGATCCTCTGGGATTGGGTTGATACGCACTTCCGGTGCGGCGGGGCGAAGGTTGTTTGGGCGCGGCTCAAGGGAGCGGCTGCAAAAGCCGCAAGCGGGAAACTCGCCGGCGCTTCGGCCGAAGCGCTCAAAGTCACCGCGACCTCGATCGGTGAATGGGGCAACGACCTCGATGTTGTCGTCACGGTGGTTGAAACGACGAAACGCAAGATCGTCGTGAAACTCGACGGCGTCGCGGTTCAGGAACTGACCTTCGGTACCAACGAAGAAGCGATTAGCTGGGCGTCGACCTCTCCCTATATCCGCCTTGCGGATCTCGGCGGTGGCCTCCCCAAAGCGGCGACTCTTGAACTCTCTGGTGGGACCGATGACCGGGGCAGCGTTGGCGAGTCCGACTGGAAAGCCGCTCTCGACCTCTTCACGGCCGACTACGGGCCAGGGAAGGTCGTCACGCCGGGTCACACCACGGCGACCGCTGCCGAGAACGTCATGGCTCACTGCGAAGCCAACGGCCGCGTCGGCCGTCTAGATGGCATTGACGGCGCAATCGCGGAATCTGAATCACTGGCGGCCACGCTACGCGCCCAAGGAACTGCTCGCTATGCGGGTGGTCCGTTCTGGCCCTGGGCGGAAGTCAAGGGACTCGCCCCGGGCACCACCCGCACGGTGCCTTGGTCGGCTGTCGACACCGGGATGGCGGCACGTAATGCGAGTCTTGGCCTCTCTCCTAATGACGCAACGGCAGGCGACGACGGTATCGCCCCGGAATTCGTCGTAGGACTGTCGCAGCCCGCTCTGCTCGATGGCGCTCGGGAGAAAGCGAACGACGCAGGGGTCAATGTTGCCCGCGAAATGCTGGGGAGCGTACGGACCTACGGGTATCGCACGCTCGTCAACCCGCTCGTAGATGACACCTGGCTGGACCTTGCCAACGCCGACACGGATGCCTTTATCAAGGCGAAGTGCAAGGCGATCGGAGAGCGGTTCACCTTCAAGACGATCGACGGTCGTGGTCTCTTGGCGGCGCGGTTTGCCTCAGCTATCGCGAGCGAGGTGCTGTCCCCGCTCTACGAGAAGGGCGCGCTTTTCGGAGAAACGCCCGATGACGCCTACGAAGTGCGAGTGGGTCCGGAGGTCAATACTCCAGAAACGATCGCCGAAGGAAAGCTGCGGGCCATCGTCGCGGTGAAGATGAGCGAGTTCGCTGAGATGGTCGAAATCGAAATCGTGAAGGAGGCGATCTAGGAATGCCGTCACGCAAGGACAACTACCGCGTATCCGCCGTTGTGGGCGGGAAAGCAGTCCCGGACTACTTTGTGACGTGGTCGGGCGGGGACGGCGATTCTGACGATCAGCCGTGGCGCGAAGGCGACGGGAACTTGACGAACCTTGGCGGCAAGCAGAGCCGCGATCCGATAACGATCAGCCGGGAGGTCAAGCCCGATCGGGACATCCCGATCTACCACGAGCTCGATGCCAAGCGCGGCAAAGTTGAAGCTGTGTTCACCAAGCAGTACGTGGACGACGAGGAGAACCCGATCGGCAAACCGATCATCCGCCGCGGCAAGCTGAAGAAGGTTACGGATCCCGAGGCTGACAAGAACAGCAGCGATCCGTCGACCTTCAGCTTGGAACTGGGCTCTAACTCGGTTCCTGCCTAATAAGCGCCACTCTCGAATAGGAAGGACTGAACATGGCGGATACCGCCGCGATCGAGGACGCCGTAAGCGACGAGCCGACGTCCGTAGGAGAACCCAAAAGCATCGCAGAGGATCTGGTTGCAAAGCGCGAGCAGCTCAGCAAAGAGCGTGAGCCAAAGATCTTCGACCTGCCTGGCTATGGCTCAGCGCTCCAGGTCAAGTACCGCGTTCCGACACGAACCGAGGCCAAGGAGGCCAAGGGGCTGGTCTTCAAGCTGGCGAGCGCAGGCGAGGAGGACGCCGACATCGTTGGCATGTGCAAGCTCCTAGCCTTGGCCTGCGTCGGCTTTTACGAGGAGAAAGACGGCACCAGCGTCTTGCTCAACGAGAGCAGGGGCCTCGGGGACGATCCGATTCGTTGGGGTGATCAGCGCCTTGCTGACCTCTTGGCCATCGAAGTCGAGGGCAGGCTTCGCGCCCGGTACCTGATCGAACAGGTGTTGGCAACGCCTGAGCGGATCGAAATTCATCACAACCAGGTCACCAACTGGGCCGATCGTGCGTTGGAGGCTGACGACGCCGATTTCTAGATGGGCTCGCCGGCGATAGGGGCATCCGCACTATCGCCTTGGCGGGCCTTTTTGGTCTAGACCCCGATCGGGTCGCGAATGAGACAGACCCGATTAAGCAGATGGTCAATGCCGCAGTGATCGAAGCAGCGGACGAGTTGCGCAGCGACCACCAGGAAGAGCTGGCCGTGCAGAACTCCAATGCGCGCGTGAGGTCGAGGAAGGGATAGGGCGTGGGCACAGGCACGAGCAGCGATCTCATCCAGCTCCGAATGAAGTTGCTCGACGGGAAACTGTTCGTGTCGGGCGTCAACTCCGGCACGAAATCCGTCAAAGGCCTCGGCCGGGCGACAACCGAGACCGCCACGAAGCAGCGCTACGCAGAGCGCACCACATCGAGGCTCACCGACAGTTACAAGAAACTCGGGAGCGCGGCGAAGTGGGGACTCGGATTCCTTGGCGTGGGCGGTGTGCTGGCGATCGAGTCCTCTATTCATGCATCTGAGGAACTCGGAAAGACGACGTCTGCCCTGACTCGGAACTTTGGGCTGCAGAACAACGTTGCATCCCGCTGGGGCGCCATCGCGCAGGCGAGAGAAATCGACTCTAAAGCGCTGTCGATGACCTTCGGCACCCTGTCAACCAAGATGGTCGAAGCAGGGAGGAGGGGGGGGACTCTTCTCACCCCTTTTCATCAACTCGGACTCAGCCAGGAAGAAGTCACCAAAGGCGCCCACGACTTCGAGTGGGGGCTTCTGCGTGTGGCAAAGGCCCTTGGCGAGGAGGAAGGCGGAGCAAAGCGCTCAGCGGCCGCAAAAGCCGTCCTGGGCAAGGGCTTTTCGACGCTGCTCCCCTTGTTCTCTGAAGGAACGAAGGGACTACAGGAACAGCTCCACTGGGCGGACAAGTACGGCGTCACGCTCAGCGGGTCGACCACAGATGGGCTCATGGAGATGGTCCAGGCCCAGCGCGAGAACAAAGTCGCGATGCTCGGGCTGCAGCTCAGCCTCACCAAAGCGCTGATGCCCGCGATTAACGCGGGGGATGACCAGCTCCAGGAGTTCATCGCCACGCTGAACAGCCCGCATCTGACGGCTGAACAGAAGATCTCGCGGATCAGCCACCAGTTCCTGCTGCTCGAGGACGACCTCGTCCACATCGTCGAACAGGCCCTGCCGCACATTGCGGAACAGGGTGGACACCTGGGGGTGGCACTCGCCGGCGCGGTGTGGCATGGCTTCATCCACTCCGACACCCTGGGGAAGCTCGTAATCGGTGCATGGCTCTTCAAGTCGATGGGCGGATTGAGCCTTGTCGGGACGCTTGGGGCGCGTGTGGGGGGCAAGCTCGCGACTTCGCTGGGGTGGCGATTCCTTACAACGGTCGCCCCCTACTTCGCGGCAGAGGCAGGGGTGGAGGGGCTGGGTGCTGCACTTGGATCACAGATGGCGGGGCTCAAGACGCTTTTCGCTACGGACGGGACGATTCTCGGCCGCGCGATGGGCGCTGCCGCGGCTGGCGCGCTGGTAGCGGAGATCGTTTTCGCAGTCGAAGACTCCGAAAACATCGCGGGACTCTCTCTGATCAACACCCCCGAAGCAGACGCCGCTTCGATCGAAGAAGCGTCGATGAAATACCGCGAACGAGGCTATACGGAAATCGGCTACATCAACGGCCACGAATTCCAAGCCACTGCACCTTCAGGCAAGCATGTGATCGTCAGTCAGAAGGGCCACAAATGGGTCCAGCATCCGGCGCACGGGGGAGGTCAGGGCACCCAACGGCATCATCAGCCAAGGCCAAACAAGCGGACCGCGCAACGGCTCGAAACGGCTCCTCGCCTCCAGCAGAGCGGTGGCCGCACCGGCTCGGGTCGAGCCATTCATGTTCACGTTCATCTGAAGAACAAGGAAATCGCGGAAGCCGTGACGACCGAGGCACTTGACGAGGCGGCCCTGCAGTGAAGCCCATCAAGATTGTCGCCCCTGACCCCAACATCGAAATCGAAGTGCCGGTGGGGAACTTCGGGGCGAAGCTTGTTGCAGGCCTCGGGGGATTCGAGGAGGTCGAACGCCAGGACGACGTCTCCGCGACTGACTGGGTCGGCCAGGCAGCCCTGCGGCAAGACATCTCCATTCTCCTCGACGGGTACGCGACCGGCGATTCGGTAGAGCGGGAACTGAACACGATTTTGAAGCTGGGGCGAGATCCAAATGGTGAGCGCGTCCCACCAGTCTTCCGCGTCTGGGGTCCCGTCTACTACGAGGGCAAGGCCTGGGTTCTACCGGCGGACGGAATTGACCTGGATGGGGGCGAGATTGAACCGATTCGTCGGTCCGGCAATGGCGAGCTACTCCGCCAGGAACTCGTCTTGCACCTGCTCGAGTTCAACCCGCCGGACACGATCAGAGTTCGCGGTAAGCAGCACACCGGAGTAAGCGGGAATGAAGCCATCGGTGGTACCTACACCACCAAAAAAGGCGAAACCCTCCATGAGATCGCAGCCCGTCTCTTTGGCGATTGGACTGTCTGGAAAGAGAAACTGGGCGGCAACGGCATCTCCGACCCGAACCGGAAACTGCCGGCAGGCATGGTGCTGAAGATCCGATGAGCCAGAAGAAACGCTCGACGAAGGATCGCGTCCAGGGGATCGACTCGCGGCTTGGCGACCTGGCCCTCCGGGATGGGCGCAAGCTAGCAGTCGAGATCGGCGGCGGCATCGTCCCTACCCCGACCCTGAAGCGGACCATCGAGGGCTCCAGTTCGATCTCGGTGGAGGTCTACGACCCCGAGCTCAAGTTCCTCCAAGCCTCGATGCTCGCCGAGAAGTTCGATGCCGAGATCGATGACCTGCACTTCCGTTACGTCGGCACCAGCAAGTCCGGCCGAAATCTGACCATCACCCTCGAGGATCGAGCCATTGCGCTCCTGCGTGAAGCGAAGGGCCCGGACAAGGTGCTCGCTCACCGCGGCAGACCGAACGAAGTCACTCGGGCCGAGTACATCAAGACGCTCGTCAAGAAAGCCGCACCCCACCTCACCTTCGTCTGCCCACAGCTTCACGACAAGCAGCCGATCGCCAAACCGGACAAAGCAAAAAAGGCGAACGAAGAAGCGAAAGACCGCCGCGAAAAAGGGATCGGTGCCGCGAAGCATCTGACAATCGACGGAGTCCCCGCTTCTCCGGCCCAGAAGGAGCTCGGCGAAGAAGCCCTCCGCATCGCCGACTCCTACAACGCGCCCCAGGTGGTCGAAGTGGCGGTGATCGCCGCCCTCATGGACGAGTCGACAATGGGCGAGGCCTCACCCGGCAACGTCCTTCAGGCGCTCGAACCGTACACCAAGATTAGACCGGCGGCCCAGGAGATCAGTGGCTTTATAGCCGGGGAACCAACATGGACCGGCGTTACCGCAATCGGCTACGCGAAAAGCCACCCGGAGGCGACCTTCTACGAAATCGCCCAAGCCGTCCAAAAGTCCGGCGCGGGCGAATCGACCAATGGCGCAGGCAACTACGGCAAATTCGGGGATGAGGCACGCGCATGGGTCGAAGCGATGGGCGGCGAAGGTGGCGAAGTCGGGTCCGAAACGGTCAAGGAGCCCCGCACCTTTGAAGTCAAGAAGGGCGAGGACTACTGGACTGCGATCAAGCGGATGGCCAAGGAAGTCAATTGGCGCGCGTTCGTGGTCGGTGAACGCTTCTACTTCATCGACGAGCTTGAACTAGCTCATGGCATGGTTCGGCTGGCAATCGATCGCGACACGCCGGGAATCCCGCCGGCCAACGTCGACTTTGACTACAACCGCAACAAGCTCGTAACCGAGGTCAAGCTCAACAAGGTCCCGGTGAAGCAGTGGAAGCCACCTCCCGGCTCTGTGGTGACGCTTGAGGGGTACGGGCCGGCCAGCCTTGGCTTCGGCGCTCCGCCTGTCAAGGCCAACGCCAAAGGCCAGAAGGCTGGACTGAGCTCGAACCGCAACGCCAAGACCGGCGAAGGGCGTGGGCGCTACCTCGTAGCTTCGATCGAATCCCCGCTCACTGAAAGCTCGGACTCGCGGCTCGCAACGATCACGCTGAAGAAGCCGACTGCGCCGCTGCCGGAGCCGGCGGCGAAAACCAAAACCGTGGGAGTCAAGGGCTCAGGGGGAGGTATAGGGCCAACCTCCGGGATGGGTGCGCTCGAAGGCACTCCAGAAGACATCGTTAACGAGGTCGTCGACTATGCCCATACCCATGGCTTCCCCGACGTCACCCGCCAGAGCGTGCGGGAAGCCAACGCGACCCACGGGCCCACCATCGATGGCAACGTCTCAGATCATCAGGGTCCACCGGACGTGCGATGGGCCGCCGACATCTCCAATGGGACTTCAACTCCCGAGGAGGCGGAATTGGCCAAGGCCATAGCGCAGGCGTTCAACATCCCTTGGCACGGCACTCTCACGACCGGGGAACTTGCCGAAGCGACACATGGCGGCTATCGCTTCCAGCTCATCCACAACACGATGGTTGGTGGCGATCATTTCGACCATGTTCATTTCGGCTGCGCGGTGGCCTGATGCCGAGTCCCGCCGAACTCGGGCCTGACGCCGTTTCGCCTCTTGAGCCCCAATCCTACGAGGCCAACGTGCTCGATGACGCGGCGGCCCCAGGGCAAGAGATCCGCTGCTCACGTCCGAGCCTCGACGAGCTGCTCGCAGACGACCCCATGCCATGGACGCCCTATGTGACCGAGGCAGGGGTCTTCTTCCCCAAGCGTGGCAACCGGGCGATCGTCGAGTTCCCAGACGGCGGGACGCCCGTCATCGCACAGTGGTGGCCCAACGGGGACGCCGTGCCGGACCATCCTTTCAGCTAACGGAGGCACCTTCTTTGGCTTCGACTCCCCATTTCGCGTGGCCCTTCCGCGCAATCGACGGCGTGGTTCAGACGGTTGCGCAGGACTCAAGCGAAGAGATAGAACAGTGTGTTGAAGCAGTCTTGAACACACCCTTGGGTTCCCGAATCGACGCTCCCGGCTACGGGGTTCCCGACGAGACCTTCTCGACGCTCTCCGCTGACAAGAGCGTGTCCGGCTACCTCGCCGCTGTCGAAGCTGCTGAGCCGCGAGCGCACGTCCTCGGCGAGGCAACCGTGGGGGAGATGGCCAAGCGTGTCGTCATCCGCAATCAGGAGGCCCGATGAGCGTCTTTGTCACGACCAATGAAGAAGTCGACGCGGCGGTGCTCGAGCAGGAAACGAACGAAGCGGTTGAAGCTGCGCTGGAAGGCTGGCAGCCAGCCGAAGGCGATCTCCTGACGTGGGCCAACAAGACGTTCTCGCGCATCGGCGCTTCTGTGTTCGGCCAAGCGGCGACGATGGAACGTGGGGCCTTCAAGCGCTTTGGCGAAGCGATCGTCAGCGTGCCGCCAGTTCAAGCAGCGCCGGCGACGGTCGAAAGCATTTGGGAGCTTGTGGACAACAAAGGCGGCTACGAAATCGAGGATGGCGCCACAGTAACCGTGGAAGCTTCTGGGGCGCGGGCTGTGGGTTTCAAGGTTGTTGGGACGGTCGTCGTGCCCATTGGGTCGACCAAAGTGTCAGTCCTGCTGGAGGCGGTCGAACCCGGAGGGGCCAGCAATGGCCTGACTGGGACGGCGAGCCTCAGTAAGAGCTACTCGTTCGTTGTCGAACCGGGTGGGATCGAACTCATCGGCGAAAGTGCCAACGGAGTCGACGAAGAGGAAGAAGACGTATATCTCGATCGACTCGTTGAAACGACGCGGCTTCTCTCTCTATCGCTGATCGTCGGCTCGGACTTCGAGATCGATGCCCGGGCCGTGCCGAGCATCGCACGAGCTAAGTGCATCGAGGCCTACAACGCCGAAGCGGCAGCCGAAGAAGCGCTCCACGTAAGCGTCTACCCGATAGACGAGGCCGGCTTGGCCCTCGGTTCGCCGGTCAAGGCAGCCTTGAAAGAACGCCAGGAAGGCAAGGTGCCATCCGGCGTCAAAGTCCACATCGTGGATCCGGCCTACACGCAGGTCGACGTCACCGCGACGATCGTGGTCCAGCCCGGATTTGACCCGGCCACCGTCATTGCCGCAGTCGAAGCGCGGCTAGCCGAATACTTCAGCCCGGCCAAGTGGGGTGTGCCGACGCAGGGGGATTCGGGGAGTGGCTGGGAAAACCGCACCAGCGTCTACCGCTTTGAGCTCATCTCGGAGATCGACCGGGTTGGAGGGATGGAACGGGTGGTCACGCTGAAATTGGCCAAACACGGCGATGCACTGAGCACCGCCGAAGAACTTGTCCTGACGGGCGTCGCGCCGCTGACCAAAGCAGGTACCTTCGCGATCACGGAGGCATAGGTGGACCGTCCAGTAGTCAGCGACCTCACCGAGGAGTTCTACGCGGCCCTAGGGTGGTGGGCGAAGGAAGACGAGAACCTCGGCCAGGTCGTCCCACCCTACACAAATATGAGCACAAACCCGAGCCTTGAGGTCGACCTCACTGGCTATAACACCACGCTTTCCTACTGGATCAACGACACTGCGGTTTTGACGCGCGACACCTCGCTGCCCGCCGTTGCCGGCGAAGCGATGGGCAAGGTCGTGGCCCCCGGCACGAAAACGCTCGAGGGCATGAAGTCCCGGGCGATCGCTGGCGGGTTGGAACTGACCGCCGGCCAGGCAGTGACCGTGTCAGTAGCGGTTCGGGGCGCGGTTGGCGGGGAGCTGGTGAAGCTCGGGGTAGGGGATGCCACGAATGGTCACGCCGAAAGCGCCTATGTGGCGCTGACCACCAAACCCCAGCGGCTTGCGGTGACCCTCACCCCGACTGGCTCGGGACTCTCCAACTGGGCGCTGGTCGGCCCTAATGCCTTGGTCGCGCAGACCTTCTACTGGGACGCGGCGCAGATCGTGGATGGGACCGAAGCCCTCGGCTACATCGACGGCGACATGCCGGGGTGCGAATGGCTAGGAACGCCTGGAGCGTCTGCCTCCGGCTATCTCGGCAAAGACACAACCTGGCCGCTCCTCCGAACCGCGGCTGCTTGGGTCGAAACGCTGCTCGATCCCGTCTATGAGGTAGTCCGCGAACGCGACGGCCAGCGCGGCTGGGCGGTCCTGCTTGACCCTGCCAACTGCCCGGCCAAAGGACTGCCCTACTTGGCCCAGTACGTAGGCGCCGAGCTAACACCCGAGATGGATGAGGCCCAACAGAGGGCTGAGATCGAAGAACCGACGAGCTGGAAGCGCGGGCAGCTGCCCGCGATCAAGCTTGTAGGTGCTAGGGGACTGACCGGGACAAAACGAGTGATCGTGCGCTCAAGGACTCCCAGTGTCGGCCACCACTATATCCGCACCCTTGCTTCGGAGACGCCGAGCCCAGAGCGAACTGAATTCACGCTGCGCAAAAAAGGAGTTCCAGCCTGGGAGATGCTCGACTACGAGGCGATCGACGGCGTGACCGTCGAGGACGTAGCGGCTGGGTGGAA